TCACACTTCCTCACGATACGGTGAAACATCTCACTCTTCTGCTCGAAGATCTGCTTACCATAGAAGAAGTACTCAGAGTGTGCCGATTGCATCACTGCAACTGCCTGTGCCTCAGGGCAAAGAGTATCGGACTTGACCACGCGGGTCAACATCTTCCCGATCGACTCCTCGTCCAAAGGTGCGGCCCATGCTCCTAGGTCACTATCCCAACGCCAGCTGCGTTTCAAAAAAGTGACTTCGTCGATATGGACATACGGCACACTCTCTGCCTCTTTGTCTGCCATGGTATAACCCACACTGATGTCTGCTAATGCCTTCTGCACGCTAGTGTGATGAAACCACGGCACACGTTTGCTGACACCGAACACGTTATCATCGCCATACGTCATGAGAGCTACATTACTCTTAAACGATGCGACCTCGCATGCAGGATTCAGCACTCGATACGTGTACCTAACATACAAAGAGTTCGCCAAGCCATTGATAATGACAGTCAAAGGGTGGCCAGATGGATTAGATCCAAAGAACATCACCAAATCACCATGAAAGTCAACCAAGGGGTATGCGGTGTCTGCTGCAATACAGTCAATCGCCAGCAAATCTTCGGGAGTATATCCCGCTTTCTCGCACATCCACCTCAGAATATCAAAGGCTGCAAGAATCAAATCGGAACACATGCGTTTGTCAAACTGCCGGTAATCACCAGCCACTAGTCTGTCCACGCCGTGCTGCACGAGGTACTCTCGGATTTCACCCCACTGCGTAGAAGTGGCGTTAGTCCCGGGTGCACACTCAAACACGAATTTGTTCTTCTGCATCACACGTACTGCACTCAAAAGGTACTTTCTGACCACAAATGTCCAATCCATCGGACCACCTGTGAAAACCCTCGTCTGCTTGCTAGCTATTTTCTTCAAGGAACGCGCTTCGTCCTTCAAATTTCCACAAAATACGGGATTGTACCGCCGCCCCGCGGCATACTCCTCCATAATGTGGTCAATTCTAGCTTGCATCTCAGCATTGGGTTTCACTGCATCAAGGTTACCATCAAGCCCCTCAGTCGGTTCAATGAAGAATTTCTTCGACTTCTTGTAGGGATTACCGGCGCTGCTGTTCCTATTCATCTTATCGACATAGGCAACACCAACAGCACCGTTCATGGCGGTATAATCATCATACACATGAATCTCTTTCCAAGCCTCGCTCGGGAGGTCACGCTCGATGTCCTTCTTAAAGGCCTCGACACATTCTGCCAGAATATCCTGATCCATAGTTGTTACAGGATTCACCATTTCAAGTATAGCATTTCGCCACGGTTCGTAACCAGACATGACAGGCTTATCAAATTTCTCCGAATAGCCTTCCTCCACAACAGCGTCTCTGATGTAAGTAGGTCTCACGTCTGAGCGTCCTCGCGTTCTGAATCCCTCCAGGGAACCAAACACCTGCGCGCTTCCTTGTTCAATGAACCGTACCACAGACTTCTTATCTAAGTCACACAATTTCTTGGGCTGGGTCTCTCCGTCTATCACAGGACGACCCTCACCCACAACTGCGACTCTCAAAGCCGCCTGTGCTACCTCGATGTCTGTGCGTGTGACTTGTGCAATGCCCGTGAGCGATGGTCGATCACCGTCTCCGCAAGCATGTATGCCAGCTAATATGGGGCCCTTTCCTGTCTCAAAAAGAGCTACTCCACCGCAATCTCCAACCTTGGTAATGGGGTTTGTCTGACCCACCATACCCTGACTGGTGCGCGCTTGTGAGTAATTGAGATCACCCACATAGCGAAAAGCATCCATCTTGCGCATGACAATCTCACCGTCATCCTGGCGCGTCATAAGTGTTCCTTTGTAAATTCCACCCTTAATACCGTCTTTTGAAAAGAGACCGCGTAAATCGCGTTTCGGCGGGATGGCCCTACTTCGGAAGAACACTAAATCGCGTTCAGGAATCCGGTGCACAACCGCATGACCTAATCGGAACGTGATGGCATTCTTGAGACCAGTCGAAACAGGGCCAAGAACGACTTCAGCCTCGCAAACGTCAGTGAGAATGTTGTGATTATTTGTCACATACAAGTTTCCACCGACGCAGAAGGCTTTACAGTCAGTGCGCTTCCACGCACCACCATCAATCTGTCGTCTCACCTTCATGTTTATCACATTACGGCTCACAATAGCACACACCTGCTCGTGTGTTTGGTCGTTCCAAGAGGTCGTCAAGGGAATCGCGTCAAATGTTGTCAGTTCGAATGTATCCTTATACCAAACGTTCTGCTTTTCATCTTTCGCGATCGGACGTGTGCCCACGTCCTTAGACTTGGGAGCAACCACCGCAACCTGTGCCACAGGCTGCGGGGCAAACACAGTAGTCAGCTCATCTTCCTCCCCTTTCTTCTCAGGAGAGGCCAGAGCCGAATACAATTTCCAAGCAGCGAGAGCTCCAGCGATAGCCAGGGCAAAATTACGCACGATGCGGTGCGAACCACGTGCGCGCTCTTCTGCCTCACCAGCCACGAGCATTCTCTGTCGTTGCCGCTCCACAGGGATGTCATTGGTGGTGTACCACTCACAGAAAAACCTCGATCTCACCAAGAAACCTAGGCAATGCCATGAGAGGGAACAAGTCAAAAACCACCAGAGGCAGTATCGCCACCACGATGTGGCGGCTACTACCTCACCAGCTTGTGCATGCATGCAACTACATCTAGTCTGCACGCGATAACACGACTTGCAAATGGCGATATTCTTCATACCGTCATCGCAGTCGCGCACCAAACGTTGCACTCGCTCGTGTTCCACGGCAACCCTGCTGAACCATGCCAAGAAATCGTCAATCTCATCGAAGACTTCAACAATCTCAGCCTTGGCTCTTTGACCACGTCGCTCAGTGCCCACAGGGACGACGCGCTTCACTGTAATTCTCCAGTAGTTGGGCCACTCGCCCTCAACTACTTGCGTCAAACTACTGTCCAACATACACTCGTCACGTGTGTACTCTGGCTTCGTCACAACGTCTAAAATGTAGGGTAGACGTCGCTGTGCTGCCAAAGGTGTCTGAAAGTAGTGAATTGCGTTGAGATCCTCACAGTTTGTAGTCGCAATCACGAACTTAGCTCGCATCGGGGTGCGCCCCTTATCCTCAAGGGACGCCTGATCCGGCACGAAAGGTACGTTGTTGACCACCTGAAGCATCTCCATCAC